GGTAATTCGCGACCCCGATATTTACCTAGCGACAAAGTATTAATTCACATTTTCATTTAGGAGAGATCGTGCAAATTGAGCAAATTGAGATTGAGAGCCTGCTGCCTTACGCGAGGAATTCGCGCACGCATTCGGACGAGCAAACCGCGCAAATTGCCGCGTCAATCAAGGAATTCGGCTTTACAAACCCCGTTTTGATTGACAACGGCAACGTTTTGATTGACAACGGCAACGTTTTGATTGACAACGGCAACCAGATCATTGCGGGCCATGGCCGCGTGCTGGCCGCGCGTAAATTGCAACTGAAAGTGGTGCCCTGCATCCGGCTCGGATATTTGACCGAAACCCAAAAGAAGGCTTACGTGATCGCCGACAACAAATTGGCGTTGAACTCAGGCTGGGACGATGAAATGCTGGCGCTGGAAATTGCCGAACTTAAGGACGAGGATTTCGACATCGACTTGCTCGGGTTTACCGATGATGAGCTGGCCGGACTTGCAGAGCAGATCGTGGAGGAAGTGGAAGGGTTGACCGACGAGGACGAGGTGCCAGAGTTGCCGGAGGAACCGGTCACTCGTTTGGGCGACATTTGGAAGTTGGGTCGCCACCGGTTGATGTGTGGGGACAGCACCTCGATTGATGCTGTTGAAAAATTGATGGATGGGCAGAAGGCTGATATGGTTTATTGCGACCCGCCTTATGGTATGGCCTTAGACACCGATTACAGCAAAATTAAGGGTTCTAATAAAAGTCCAAATGCAAAGGGTTATAAATGGGACAAAGTAATTGGGGATGATGAAGACTTTGACCCGTCCGCATTGATCGAATTTTTTAAGGAAGCGAGAGAGCATTTTTGGTGGGGTGCAGACTACTACTTTGAATGTTTGCCGCGCGGCGGTAGTTTGTTGGTTTGGCAAAAGCGAGATAAGGCCGATGCCGAAATGATTGGCAACGACTTTGAAATCTGTTGGTCTAAACAAAGGCATAAGAAAGCGACTTTCTGGAAAAGATGGGTAGGTTTTGATTCCATTGAGCGCGGTCAAAAGCGTGTTCACCCAACACAAAAACCAATTGATTTGCATTGCTGGGTTTTTGACAAGTGGGGAAAACCAAATGATGTTGTTGTTGATCTATTCGGCGGCAGCGGTAGCACGCTAATCGCGTGCGAAAAAACAAACCGACAAGCCCGCCTGATGGAGCTAGACCCCAAGTATTGCGACGTGATCGTAAAGCGATGGGAAGATTTCACTGGCAAAAAAGCGGAGCTAATCAATGGCGACGACAGTACCGCTTGACACGATTTGCAAGTTGCTTGACCTGACGCCTCAGCGCATCAACCAACTTGCAAAGGAAGGTGTAATCCCTAAACTTGAGCGCGGCAAATACGAGCTTGTTCCGGTGGTGCGGGCCTATGTGCAGTATTTGCGCATGGGCAATTTGAAACGCGATCTTCCAGAGGACGATTACACGACCCACAGAATGAGGCTCACGCGTGCGCGCGCGGACATCATGGAAATGGAAAAGGCGCAGATGGAGGAGAAGCTCATTCCGGCTGGCGACATTGAGCAGGCGTGGGTCGAGGCGGTGACAAATATGCGGGCGAAGATGCTGTCACTACCGACCAAGGCGGCATCAGAGGTTTTCTCTGCGGAGAGTTTGCAAGAAGTGAAGATCGTCTTAAAAGAACAAATTTATGAAGCGCTCAAAGAACTTGAAAACATCGAAATCCATGTGCATAACCCTGTCAGGCCATCCGAGCCTGAAGGCGGTGATGACGAAGGTGTTTCAGAGCCTAAGACCACCACCTGACCTAAAAATCAGCGAGTGGGCGGACGAATACCGCAAACTAAGCCCTGAATCATCTGCGGAGCCTGGCTCATGGGACACAGCGCGCGCGGAATACCAGCGCGGGATTATGGACGCCGTATCAGAAGCGAACGTGCGCGAGGTTGTGGTGATGACATCGGCGCAGGTGGGCAAGACGGAAATTTTGAACAACATCGTTGGCTTTCATGTATCGCAAGACCCATCACCCATCCTCGTTGTGCAGCCCACACTCGACATGGCGCAAACTTGGTCAAAAGACCGGCTGGCTCCTATGCTGCGCGACAGTCCTATTCTTAGCGGGCTTGTTAAAGACCCTCGGGCTCGGGATTCGGGCAATACGACTTTGCACAAAGTGTTCCCTGGCGGCCATATCACTGCTTGTGGTGCTAACAGCCCTTCCTCTCTTGCTTCTCGTCCTATTCGTGTTGTTTTGTGCGACGAGGTTGATCGCTACCCTGTATCGGCTGGCTCTGAGGGTGACCCGATAAGTTTGGCGAAGAAGCGCGCGGCGACATTTTGGAACCGCAAGATCGTGCAAGTGTCAACACCGACAAACAAGGGGGCGAGCAGGATTGAAATGTCATTCGAGGAATCTGACAAACGAAAATTTCACGTTACCTGCCCGCACTGCGATCACCAGCAGGTCATGGCTTGGTCGAGCGTGAAATGGGAGCAGGACAAGCCGGAAACCGCGCGGTATGCCTGCACCAGTTGCGGCTCGCTTTGGGACGAGCCCGAGCGAATCAGAGCCATCCGTGGCGGCGAATGGATTGCGACTGCGCCGTTCAATGGCGTGGCCGGTTTTCACTTGTCGGCTCTCTACTCGCCATGGACGCCGCTGGCCGATGGCGTGCGCGATTTTCTTGAGGCCAAGAAGCAACCGGCCACGTTGAAGGTTTGGGTGAACACCTATTTGGGCGAAACGTGGGAGGAACAGGGCGAGCAGGTTGACGATTACGAACTATCGAACCGCGCCGAGGATTGGGGCGACGTGCTGCCTGCAGATGTGCTGATTTTGACCGCAGGCGTGGACGTTCAAGATGATCGACTTGAGGCTGAAATCATCGGGTGGGGCAAAGACGAAGAATCGTGGTCGGTGGCATACAAGACGATCTACGGCGACCCGTCTGCGCCTGTCGTTTGGCGCGACCTTGACGAATTCTTGGAACAGTCGTTTGAGCACGAATTTGGCAACGATATGATCGTGCGCGCAACGTGCATCGACTCTGGCGGTCACCACACGCAGGCGGTTTACAAATACGTGGCACCGCGAGAAGGCAAGCGGATATTTGCGATCAAGGGCGTTGGCGGTGAGGGCCGACCGCTGTTGGGCAAGCCGTCAAAAAACAACATCGGCAAGATCAAATTGTTCCCTGTCGGGGTGGACACGGCCAAGCATTTGTTGTTTTCGCGCTTCAGGATTGCAGAACCAGGGCCTGGTTATTGCCACTTCCCCGTTGGCCGAGAGGACGAATATTTCAAGCAACTCACAGCCGAAAAGATCGCAACGCGGTATCACAAAGGTTTTGCGCGTCGCGAGTTTGTGAAGTCAAGGCCAAGGAATGAGGCGCTTGACGTGCGCGTTTATGGCATGGCCGCGCTCGCGTTGTTGAATGTAAACTTGGCGAATATGGCAAAACGGGTGGAGCTGACGCGGCAAGCCGATGCCGAGGTCAAAAAAGAGGTGAAACCGGTCAAGAAGCGACCAACAACTGGATTTGTTAACGGTTGGCGATAAAATGCCATAGAATCTCACAAACTACGGGTGGCCTATGTCTAACCTTTTTGACGTTTCCAATGCTCCAACGATTGAACCGGAAACGATTGTCGCCGGTGACTTCATCCAATGGAAACGCATAGACATCGGCGCAGATTACCCTAACACCGCATACACGGCGACTTATGTTGCCCGCATCACTGGCGGCGGCAACACCGAAGTGCAGGTTGTTGGTACGGCCACGGGCAGTGACTATCTTTTCACGGTTTCGAGCACAACATCGACTGATTTTGTCGCGGGCTTGTACCATTGGCAGCTTGAGATCAAGCGCAATTCGGACAACAACCGAATCGTCATTGATCGCGGGTATTTCACGGCAATTGCCGATCTTGATGTAAACGGCGCAGACCCCCGCACGCACGCGGAAATCATGGTCGGCAAGATTGAGAGCATTCTGTCTGGCAAGGCTGATTCTGATGTCGCGAGCTATTCGGTCGCGGGTCGCAGCCTCACAAAAATGTCGTTTAGAGAGTTGCTTGAGGCGCGTGATTACTATCGCTCAGAGGTTCGCAAAGAGCAGATCAGCGAGCGAATTCGTCGCGGCCAAGCAACGGGAGCGACCGTTCAAGTACGATTCGGGGGTAATTGATGGCGCTTTTTGATATTTTTTCTCGCAAGAAAAAGCACGCCAAGCGGTCTTATGCGGGCGCAAACGTTGGGCGTCTTTTCAGCGATTTCATTGCGTCATCAAAGTCGCCAGACCAAGAGATCAAAACAGCGATTTTGATTCTGCGCAACCGATGCCGCGACCTTGCCCGCAATAACGAATATGCCAAGCGTTTTTTGGCACTGGCGAAATCAAACGTGGTTGGCGAGCGCGGCGTGACCTTGCAGGTCAAGGCCCGCAATGACAACGGCGCAATTGATTCGTTTGGCAACAAGACCATCGAAACAGCGTGGGACAAGTGGGGCAAAAAGGGCACCTGCACCGTTGATGGCCGATTGTCTTGGGTGGATGCGCAACGCTTCTGGGTTGAATCTCTGGTGCGCGACGGTGAGGTTTTGGTTCGCAAAGTCAAATACCCAAATGCCTTCGGTTTTGCGCTTGAGTTTTTGGAGCCCGATCTTCTTGATGAGACTTACAACGACGACTTGGCAAACGGCAATGTGATTCGCATGAGCGTTGAGCTTGACCCGTTCCGTCGCCCTGTGGCGTATTGGTTGCTGACAAAACACCCAGGCGATGTCAGTCAGTCCATGGCCTTGGCGGGCCCGCGCTTGCGCATACCCGCAGACAAAATTTTGCATCACTACGTGATGGAGCGCGCACAGCAAACGCGTGGCGTGCCATGGATGGCACCCGCCATTGCGAGCCTAAAAATGCTTCATGGGTATCGTGAGGCAGAGCTTGTCGCTGCGCGCACCGGTGCGTCAAAGATGGGTTTCTTCACCTCGCCAAGTGGTGACGGGTTCACGGCTGATGACATGGACAACAAGATTCCTGTGATGGAGGCAGACCCAGGCACATTCCACCAGTTGCCGAATGGCGTGGATTTCAAGCCGTTTGACCCAACACACCCAACCACAGCGTTTGCCGATTTCGAGAAGGCGATCTTGCGTGGCATTGCATCGGGTCTTGGCGTTTCATACACCAGCCTTGCAAACGATCTTGAAGGCGTTTCTTACTCGTCGATTCGTCAGGGCACGATTGAAGATCGCGACCAATGGAAGGTCATACAAGATATGCTGGTGCAACATTTCGTTGAGCCGGTTTACCGCGACTTCCTGACCTCGATCATGGAAAATCGCTATATCAACATACCGACCACCCGCTTTGACAAATTCGCTGATGCAACCGTGTTCCGCGCGCGCGGATTCCATTGGGTTGACCCACTCAAGGAAATGAACGCCGCTGTCATCGGCCTCAACAATGGCATCTTGTCGATGCAGGACGTTGCCAACCAATATGGCCGCGACGTCGAGGAAACATTCGATCAAATCAAGGCAGAAAAAGAACTGGCTGATGTGTTTGGAATCTCACTCGCATTCCAGCCTTTCGGCCCCAAACTGCCCGCACCATCTGAGGTGAGCGATGCCAGTACCGAATGAAGCGATGAAAGAAGAAGCTCAACGGGGCCTTGATTGGCGCGATGAGTTTGGCCGTGGCGGTACAGAAGTCGGCATCGCGCGCGCGCGCGACATCGTGAATGGTCGCGATCTTTCGGATGAAACCATCGGTCGTATGGTGAGCTATTTCGCCCGTCACGAGGTTGACAAAGAGGCCGAGGGCTTTCGGCCTGGCGAGGAAGGCTACCCATCCAACGGTCGCATCGCTTGGGCTTTGTGGGGCGGCGACCCTGGCCGCGCTTGGGCCGAGCGCGAATATGAAAAATTGCAAGAAGATCGTTCGGAGCAAAAAAATATGCAAGACGCGAATGAATTGTTAGAATCTGCAAAACCTGAAGGAATGGTTATGACCGATCAAGAACGCGCAGTGGTGAGCCTACACGTCCATGTTGACACCGAGGATATGTCCGAAATCATCGAGGCGCAGGCCGAAGCACAAGCCACCGTGATGGCCGCTGAATCAGAGACAGCAACCGATGCAGAAGTTGTTGAAGAAGTGGAAGTCGTGATGGACGATATGCGCAAATCAGATCAACGTTTGACGCGCGCTGATGCCATGGATGCTCGCATTGATTCCGAGGCTGATCGCCGCGTTTCGATGTCCATTTCCAGCGAACTGCCTGTGGCTCGTTACTACGGTGACGAAATCCTAGACCACAACCCTGAATCAATCGACTTGGAATTCATGAATTCCGGTCGTGCGCCATTGCTACTCGACCATGACCCGTCGCAGCAAATTGGCGTGATCGAATCTGTGACCCTCGACGGCTCGGCTCGCAAGTTGCGGGCGACAGTGCGTTTCGGTAAGAGCGCGCTGGCTTCGGAGGTTTACGGAGACGTTGCCGATCAAATCCGTGGCAATGTTTCCATTGGCTACTCAATCTCCAAGTTGGTGAAAGAGGCCGATGGCAAAACATACCGCGCGACTGCTTGGCGACCTGTTGAAGCGTCCATCGTTTCCATCCCTGCCGACACGTCTGTTGGCGTTGGTAGAAGCGAGAGCGTGAATACAACCTCTGAAGCTGTTGTTGAAAAACAACAAATTACCGAAACCGCTGTCGAGGTGGCGCAACCTGAAATTGCTACCGAGACTGAACGCAAGGAAACAAAAATGGAAAACTCAGCAACCGTTGCAGTTGAAAGCCGCGCTTTCGACGCTCCTATCCAAGCCGAAGTTGGTTTGACCAAACAAGAAGTTCGTCAATTCAGCTTCTTGAAGGCCATCAACGCCATGGCTAACCCACAAGACAAACGCGCATGGGAAGCAGCCGCTTTCGAGCGTGAAGTGTCTGAGGCATCTGTCAAAACTTATGGCCGCGCCGCACAAGGCATCTTCGTGCCAAACGAAGTGATCTTCGGCAAGCGTGACCTGACTGTTGGCACAAACAGCGCCGGTGGTTTCTCTGTCGCAACCGATTTGATGGCCGATTCGTTCATCGAAATGTTGCGCAATCGCTCTGTGGTGCAACGCGCTGGCGCAACCGTGATGAACGGTTTGGTCGGCAACGTGGCAATCCCCAAGCAATCTGGTGCTGCTACTGCCTATTGGGTGGCTGAATCTGGTGCTCCTACCGAGAGCCAGCAAACAATGGCTCAAGTGACCATGTCCCCCAAGACTGTGGGCGCTTACACCGACTTCAGCCGCAAGCTGATGTTGCAGAGCTCATTGGACATCGAGAACTTCGTGCGTCGTGACTTGGCTCAAGTCATCGCCTTGGCCATCGACGTTGCTGCCTTGTACGGTTCTGGTTCAAGCAACCAACCCACCGGCATCAAAAACACCTCTGGCGTCAACACCAAGGACTTCGCCGCAACCACTCCAACATTTGCTGAATTGGTTGCAATGGAATCCGAAGTGGCAAGCGACAACGCTGACATCGGCACCATGACCTACTTGTTCAACCCTGCACAGCGCGGTTCGTTGAAGACCACTGAGAAGTCGTCTACATCGGCAGGCCAATTCGTGTGGGAACCAGGCAACACGGTCAACGGCTACCGCACTGAGACATCTAACCAGATCACTGCTGGCGATGTGTTCTTCGGTAACTTTGCCGACTTGTTGTTGGGCTTCTGGTCTGGCCTCGACCTGACTGTTGACCCTTACAGCAACAGCACAAGCGGCACCGTCCGCGTGGTGGCATTGCAAGACGTGGACATCGCTGTCCGCAACGCTGTGTCATTCTGCTACGGCGACGCTGACATCGCTTAATCATCAAGGGGGGCTAAAAACCCCCCTACTCTTATCAGGGGATTCAAATGGTAAATTTTGGCGATAACGCAACAGCGGTTGCACTCATCCCTTCAAACACAATCACAACAACAACAACCGGTTCGGCTGTTGATTTGCTTGAATACGAAGGTGAAGCGGCTGTGATTTTGAATTGCAGTGCCGGTGGTGCTGGCGCGACCTGTGATGTCAAATTGACCCACAGCGACACATCTGGCGGCACATATACCGATGTGACAGGCGCGACATTCACTCAAGTTGCAAACACCGCAAGTTTGCAAAAAATCAGCGTCAATACAAACGAGATGAAGCAGTTTGTGAAGGCCGTTTGTACAGTTGCAGGCACCGCGTCTTATAAGATTGGTGTCGAATTGGTTGCAGTGAAGAAATACCTGCCATGATGCACGTAGTGTTCAAAAGAAACACAATCACAAGTCAAGGCAAAGCCCGCATTGGCGATGCTCTTGACTTGCCTGATTTCGAGGCAAAAAGCCTCATCAACTATGGCCGTTGCGTTCAGGCAGATGCAGTCCGAGCAGATGCAGTTGAAACAGCGCCAGCACAAAGCATCAATGTTGACGAGTTGCATAACACCAGCCTCGACACCGATGAACTGCAAAATACAAGCATTGGTTTGGAATCTTCGGATGCCGAGCCGGTGATTCGCCGTGGGCGTCCAAAGAAGGCTAAATAATGGCAGTCGAATCCGCAGCTGACCGCTTGGTGTTTCTGGCCGATTTCGGTCAATCCGTGACCTACACAGTTCAGGGCGGTTCACCTGCGACCATCACTGCGATTTTCGACAACCAATTCGTTGAGGTTGATTCTGGCGGCACCGTTGGTTTTGCCGTTCAACAACCTCGATTGACCTGCCGCACGCAGGACGTTGTGAATTGCACCGAAGGCGACACCTTCGTGATCTCTGGCACAACCTATCTTTCTCGCATCGTCCAAGATGATGGCACAGGCATGACAGAGATCGTCTTGGAGAAGCAATGAGCCACGTTCGCAAGCAAATCCGCGATGCGCTTGTGACCGCTGTGACAGGGCTCACAACGACAGGTTCACGCGTTTACCGCAGCCGTGTGTATCCATTGGAATCTGGCAAGTTGCCTGGCCTTTGCGTCTACACCAAATCAGAGGAAGTCATCAACTCCACCATGACCCGCCCGCGCACGCAAATGCGCCAGCTTGAGGCGTCGGTCGAGGCATATTTGATGGCGAACACAAACTTCGACAACACGCTCGACACAATCGCGGTCGAAATTGAAGAAGCGATTTATTCAAACGCAGCCCTGAACGCCTTGGTCAAGCAGATCAACATAACAGGCTTTGAGGCTGATTATTCCGGCGAAGGCGAAAAGGTCGTCGGGGTTGGGAATTTCAACGTGCAGATAATTTATTCTGTACGTGAAAACGATATCGAAACCGCCGCATGATGTGGCAAAATATTGGAACTTGAAAGGGGCTAAAAATGGCTACTCACACCGGCTCAGAAGGCACAATCAAAGTCGGCAGCGACACCGTTGGTGAAATTCGCAGCTATTCGATCAGCGAAACCGCTGACACCATCGAGGACACTTCAATGGGCGACGCAAGCCGCACATTCAAGACCGGCCTCAAGAGCTTCACAGCTTCTGTGGACGTGTTTTGGGATGAGACAGATACAGGTCAAACAGCTTTGAGCGTTGGCTCAAGCGTGACCCTGAATGTCTACCCAGAGGGCGCAACCACTGGCGACAAATATTTCACCGGCTCTGCAATCGTCACTGGCTTGACCGTAAACGGCTCGTTTGATGGCATGGTCGAGGCTTCGCTGACATTGCAAGGCACCGGCGCTTTGTCACTTAGCACTGCAAGCTAATGAAGGCGATTGAGCTTGCAAAGGCTCACTTCAAAACGCTCCAAACCAAGACCATCGAGGTCGCAGAATGGGGCGATGAGAATGGGCCTTTGCTGATTTACGTTGAGCCCTTCACGCTCAAGGATAAGGCGAAACTCCAAGCGGTCACCAAGGTGTCTGGCAGCGAGATCGACGCACTTGTTGAATTGGTCGTGATGAAGTCGCTGGACAAAAACGGCGAGAAGCTCTTTACCATCGACGACAAGCACGCGCTTCGCAACGCTGTCGATTCGCGCATCTTGGAGCGCATTTCGACTGAGATCATGCGCGTTGACTTTGGGAGCATTGAAAAAAACTAACGGAGACTCCTGAACGCCAATTCATGTTTTTTCTTGCTGAGAAATTACACAAAACAGTCGCAGAGATTGAAGAAATGAGCGTTGAGGAGTTCACCGAATGGCAGATTTGGCTGAAGATTCAGCGAGAACGGAGCAAAGATGGCAGCGCAAGACCTAAAAATTGACATTCTTGCGACCGACAAGACCGGTGCTGCATTCCGCTCTGTTCAAAGTGGCCTGACACAAATCAACGCGGCGACCGCAGGCGTGCGCAATGCGATGGTCGGCCTTGGCGGTGCAATTGCCGCTTTGGGTGCGATCACCTACGTGCGCAACGTCATCAACATCGCCGACAGCATGGATGAGCTATCCAAGCGCACCGGCATCGCTGTTGAAACCCTTTCCGCGCTGTCAAACACTGCGGCGCTTGCAGGCTCAAGCCAAGAGGAGCTCGGAAGCGCCCTCATCCGTTTGAACAAGAGCATTGCCGAGGCCGCATCCGGCAGCAAAGATCAGGCGCTTGCCTTCACAAACCTTGGCGTGTCTGTGCGCGATGCCGAGGGCAATATTCGATCAACCGTTGAGGTTCTCAGCGATATTGCTGACGCGTTTTCGCGAGTTGATGATGGCGCGATCAAGACGCAGTATCAGATGGCCTTATTTGGCAAATCTGGCGCAAACCTCAATGAATTTTTGAGCAAAGGCTCGGCTGGCATCAAAGAGTTTGGTGCGACCGTGAGCACAGAATTTGCAGAGCAATCGGCGACTTTCAAAGATAACATTGATTTGTTAAGCCAAAAAATACAAGAAAAAATTGGCCAAAAATCACTGCCTCTTTTGCAGTTTTTTAACCGCGAATTCAAAAAAGCGTTTGAGCTTGAAAAGGCATCGCGTGTTGGCGGTGGCCGTGGTTTTGTAAACCCTGAGCCCGTCAAGCCTGATGCGATCACGCTAAAACCTCTCGACCCTGCAATCGCAAAAAATGCAGAAGAAGTCGCAAAGAAGCTGCGCGACATCAACGACGAAATCATCAAGATGACGCAGGGCGAAAACGCCTTGGCCGTCGCTCAGTTTTCGCGCATGGAAGGCGTCACCAAACCGCAGATCAAACAATTTGAAGAATTGCTGCGCCAGAAGGCAATGATGACCGCGCAAGATCGCGAGTTGGATGCCGCAAGCCGCGAGGCTGACGAAATGGCGAAGAAGGGCTTTCAGGATAAGGTCGAGCTCATCAACAAGGCCAAAAAGCTATACGATGACACTCGCACGCCGCTTGAGAAAATGAACATCCAAATGGCAGAGCTTGATCGCCTGCTTGCATTGGGTGCAATTAGTTGGGACGTCTATGCGCGCGCCACTCTTGATGCGACCGACGCATTTGTTGAGCTCAAAGACACCGGCACAACCGCGCTTGAAGATTTGAAATATGCTGTGCAGGGATGGGGCAGGGATTTCACCAATGTGATGACCGAAGCGACCATGACCGGCAAATTGAATTTCTCGGATATGGCGAGCTCAATCATTCGCGACCTGATTCGCATACAAATCCAAAAGAACATCACAGACCCGCTGGTGAAGGCAGGAACGAGTTATTTAGACAGTTTTATTGGAACTTCTAAAGTCGATGGCATGAGAGCCATGGGCGGGCCCGTCACGGCTGGAAAATCCTATTTGGTTGGCGAGAACGGCCCCGAGATATTCATCCCACGATCTTCTGGCACGATTGACAACGACGCAAGCGGCGGCGGCTCGGGTGTGACCGTACACCAGACAATTAACCTGTCGGCAGGGGTTTCTCAGACCGTTCGGGCCGAGGTCATTGGTATGATGCCAAGAATCATGGAAGCAACCAAGGCGGCTGTGGCCGACAGCAAGCGTCGTGGCGGCTCATTTGGAAAGATGATGGCATAAGATGGCAATCACATATCCTCTCGCAATACCAACCAACAAGGGTCTGGCAAAGGTGCGACTGACGGCCAACAACGTGGTTGGCGTGTCGCAATCACCGTTCACAGCCCGCCAGCAGGTCTACAAATACACCGGTCAATTTTGGGAGGCAGATATTTCTCTGCCACCGATGAAACGCTCGGATGCCGAATATTGGATTTCGTTTCTGTTGAAACTCAATGGCTCATACGGCACTTTTTTGCTTGGTGACCCAAACGGCGCGACGGCCAGAGGTGCGGCAACCGGCACGCCGCTTGTCAACGGAGCAAACCAGACCGGTACCGATTTGATTACCGATGGCTGGACACCGAACACGACAGGCATTTTGAAGGCTGGCGATTACATCCAACTCGGCACCGGTTCGACCTCGTTGCTCCACAAGGTGCTGGACGATGTGAATTCTGACGGCTCAGGCAATGCCACGCTCACGCTGTGGCCTGATTTGCGCTCGGCCCCATCTGACAACGCAGCCATCGTGGTTTCGTCGCCAAAGGGCGTTTTTAGGCTCACAAGCGGCGAGCAATCATGGGACATCAACGAGGCAACCTTCTATGGCATCACCTTCGGTGCTAGAGAGGCGTTGTAATGTCTCGCAGCCTACCCGCCGCACTTGCAACCGAGTTTGACGCCAAAGAGCTCAAGCCGTTCTACGCTGTCGAATTGCTTTTCGATTCTGGCGACCTGCGCTTTTGGACGGGCTACGGCAACATAACCGCAAACGGCGAGACTTGGTCAGGTGCCGGTAGCGTGATGAACTTCTCTGAGGTTACAGAGGCCACAGACCTATCCGCAAACGGAATCACGATCACCCTGACGGGTCTTGACACTCAGATCATTTCCATCATGCTTGGCGAGAACTATCGCGGCAGGTCGGCAAAGATTTATTTGGGCGCTCTTGACGCAACCAACCAGCCTGTGTCGGATATGTACCAGATATTCGCTGGCCGCATGGATGTGATGACATTGCAAGAGGATGGCTCAACGGCCACCGTTGCCATTGCGGTTGAAAACGTGCTGATTGACCTTGATCGTCCGCGAACCAGAAAACTGACAAACGAGGAGCAACTGGAACGCTACCCTGGCGATGAATCGCTTTCCGGTGTTGCACAATTGCAAGATCGACAGATCGCTTGGGGAAGATAATGGGATTAAGTTTAAAAAGTATCTTCAAGTCAGTCGCCACGGCAATCGTTGTTGCGGCGGCTGTTTACTATTTGGGGCCAGCCGCGATCTCAGGCGGTCAGACATTTGCCGCATTCGCAGGCGCAGCGGCTGTAACAGCTGCGGCGGCATCAACCGTTTCCCAACTCCTAGCTGAAACGCCAAAAGATTTCGATCTCGGCGCACAACTAAGAGGCCAACTTGTATCGTCGCGGCAGGCAGCAGGCGATGCGATGGTTGTCTATGGAAAAACTCGCGTTGGTGGGACGATTGTTTATATGGAAACAACCGGCTCAAAAAATGAGATGATGCATATGGCAATAGCGATGGCAGGGCATGAAATAAACGATGTTAAAAAAGTTTATTTAAATGATTCGCCCGCTGTTTTAATTGAAGAAAGTGGTCGCTATTACATTGACCCTGCATCCAATGAAAACATTTTAGCTGCAACAGTTGGTGGTATTTTGATGGCTATTCTAAAAAAAGAAGGCGTGACATCAAAAAAATATGCTGAGTTTGATTGGATTTTGGGAACTAGCAATCAGCAACCATTTTCTGTGATTTTCTCTGGTACTTCTGCCGTAAATTACACCTACAAAGGAATAGCTGTATTAGCCTGTCGACTTGAATTCGATCAAGATGTATGGCCCCAAGGCTTGCCAAACATCACAGCAGAGATTGAAGGCAAAAAAGTCTTTGACCCACGCACATCAACCACCGCATATTCAACAAATGCGGCGCTTTGCATTCGCGATTACCTGACCGACGTTGATTATGGTTTCGCCGCGACAACAGACGAAATCGATGACGATTCATTTATCGCTGCGGCTGACATTTGCGACGAAGACGTGACGCTCGCAGGTGGTGGCACAGAGAAACGCTACACGATCAACGGCGCTTTCAGCTCTGGCGAAAAGCCAAAAGACATACTTGGCAAGATGCTCACAGCCTGCGGCGGCAATCTTGCCTACATCGGCGGCAAATGGACTTTGAAGGTCGCTGAATACAGCGCGCCTACGGTCACGCTCGATGACGATGACTTGGTTGGCTCTGTTTCTGTGCAGGGCTCACAATCACGCCGCGACATTTTCAACGCTGTCAAGGGCACATATTCCGAGCCAGAAGCGCTTTATCAACTGAGCAGCTTTCCACCCGTCACCAATGCGCTATACACCTCGCAGGACAACGAGAAAATTTGGAAGGACATTCAATTTCCTTTCACGACCTCGGTGGCCGCTTGCCAGCGCCTCGCAAAAATTGATCTTGAGAAATCGCGCCAGCAGATCAGCGTGAACTTGTCGTGCAACCTCAAGGCGTTTCAATTGCAGCCAGGCAACACGGTGAGCCTAAATTTCAGCCGATACGGTTGGAGCTCAAAGGTTTTCGAGGTCATTGATTGGTCGTTCTCGTTCACAAACTCGGACACCGGTTCAGCGCCTATCGTCAACCTGACCCTGCGCGAGACAGCATCCGGCGTTTACGACTGGAATTCTGGCGATGAAACCGTTGTGGACATTGCGCCGAATACAACCCTGCCAGACCCGTTCACTGTGACCGCGCCTGGCGTGGCAACCACAGACGTTTTGGAAATCGCCGCAGAAACGGTCATCACCAAACTGGTGGTGAGTTTGTCGGGCGAGGCATCATTCCAAAATCGGTATGAGGTGCAGGCCAAGATCAGCACATCAAGCGAGTGGATAAATCTTGGCCAAGCCACCGGCTTTGTGTTCGAGCTTTACAACGTGATCGACGGCGCTACCTACAACGTGCGCGCTCGGTCAATCAACTCGCTTGGCGTGCGATCTGATTGGGCGCTTGATGACCACATCGTTGTCGGCAAGACCGCGCCACCAGAGGATGTGACTGGCTTCTCAATCAACATCGTTGGAACGCAAGCGTATTTGACTTGGACGCCCGTTGGCGACCTTGACCTCAGCCATTACCGCATTCGGCATTCGCGCGACACAACTGGCGCGACCTACTCGAACGCCATTGATTTGGTCGAGAAGGTGCCACGGCCAGGCGTCTTTGCCGTGGTTCCAGCCATGACCGGCACATACTTCATCAAGGCAATCGACAAACTCGGAAATGAATCCATGGGTGTCGCAGAGGTCGTGGCGATCATTGAGGACATAAAAGGCCTCAACGCGATTCAGACGATCACGGAATCACCATCGTTTGCAGGCTCTAAAACCGAGTGCCATGTCAACGATGAAGGCGTGCTTGTGCTCGACACCTCCATCGACTTTGACAGCGCCACAGGCCTGTTTGATGACCTTGACGGGGACTTTGACGGTGGTGGCGGCACAACATCGACCGAGGGCACTTATTTCTTCGCCCAGACCGTGGACTTGGGCGCGGTTTACACCTCGCGGGTGACCTCAAACATCACAGTTGGTCGTGTTGATTATGTGAATCTGTTCGATGACCCGACCGAGCTATTCGATGACCGCAGCGGCCTCTTTGATGGCGACCCAAATACCTACGGCGACACAAACGTCGAGTTTTACATTTCCACGACAGAGGATGACCCTGCGGGTTCACCGGTGTGGACGGATTACCGCCGCTTCTTTGTTGGCGATTACAAGGCGCGCGCTTTCAGGTTCAAGATCGTTTTGACCGCACAGACCGGCGATTCAAGCCCGACCGTTTCAGACCTCTCGGTGTCGGTTGATATGCCAGACCGTGTGAGCGCAGGCAACGACCTTGCATCGGGCGCTGGTGCTTACTCTGTGACGTTCAGCCCTGCGTTCAAGGTGACGCCTGCGATTGGCATTTCTGCGCAGAATTTGCAACAGGGTGACTTCTACGAAATAACCTCGAAATCAGCGTCAGGCTTTACAATCACATTCAAGAATTCAGGCGGTACAGCAGTGAGCCGCACCTTTGATTATGTTGCCAAGGGCTATGGCGAGCTTGCCATTTAAGGAGTGAAAAATTGTCTCAACATGACCTAACCATCGCCAACCAAGGCTTCCCAGCATTCCGTTCTGATCTGAATGACGCGCTACAAGCGCTCGGCTCTCAAAGCAGCGGTGCGACGGCTCCTTCGACCACATTCGCCAACATGATTTGGTACGACACGGCCAACAACATCGTGAAGATGCGAAACGAGGATAACGACGCTTGGATTTCGCTGTTTACGCTTGACCAAACAACCGATGCGCTCACGGCCATTGGTTCTCTGACGCTGACAAATGCGGCGCGATTGGCAAGCGCTCAATCATTCACAGCCGCACAACGCGGCGCTGTTGTCGCGCTGACTGACGCATCAAGCATCGCCACCGACATGGCGCTTGGAAACAACTTCAGCGTCACTCTTGGCGGTAACCGGACACTAGCCAACCCAACCAACCTAACAGCAGGGCAACACGGCTCCATCGTCATCACGCAAGACGGCACAGGCTCACGCACATTGGCGTATGGTAGTTACTGGAAATTTCCAAACGGCACTGCCCCGACTTTGACCACGACAGCATCTGCGGTTGATGTGCTTGCCTACTACGTGGAAAGTTCAACACGCATCACAGCCAAACTCTTGACGGATGTGAAGTGATGCTAGGAAATCCATTACTTCTTAGCGATGATGGCTACAACATCAGCCGTTCTGTGCGTCTGCGCTCAAGTGCGAGTGCTTATCTAGACCGCACATTTACAACACCAACATCAAGACGCATCTTTACTTTGTCAGCTTGGGCAAAGCGTGGTGCATTGGGTGGAACAGCCGCAATTCTTGGAAATGCAGGAACACGCGAAGTTGTTGGCTTTTTTGGTAGCACATCTGGCAACGGCGATGCGCTTCATTTCAGAGACACAACTGGTGGCGCGTATGAGGTTACGACCACCGCCGTGTTTCGTGACCCGTCTGCGTGGTATCACATCGTTGTAGCGTTTGACACTACACAGGCAACGGCAAGCAATCGCGTCAAGATGTATGTCAACGGGGTTCAGCAAACAGCGTTCGCAGTTGCGACATACCCATCACAAAACACAGACTTAAATCTGAATAGTGCTGTGGTTCACGCTATTGGTCGCCGTGGTGATGCGGCTGCTTACAACCTTGACGGCTACCTAACCGAAATCAACTTCATTGACGGTCAAGCCCTGACCCCAAGCAGCTTCGGTGAAACCGATGCGATCACAGGCGTGTGGAAGCCTAAGAAGTACGGTGGCACATACGGCACAAACGGCTTTTATCTGAACTTCTCAGACAACAGCAACAACACCGCAGCCACCATTGGCAAGGACTACTCTGGCAACGGCAACAACTGGACACCCAACAACATCAGCGTGACCAGTGGGGTGACCTACGATTCAATGCTGGATGTGCCAACGCCTTACGCTGATGGCGGGAATGGGCGGGGGAATTACTGCGTTATTAATCCACTTGATGTTCAGAACGCATCGTCAGTGGCGCAAGGCAACCAATACATCTCTTTCTCAGCGGTCAACTACGGGCACTCACGCTGCACAATGGCTGCGTTTGATAGTTCTTATTGGGAAGTCGTGGCTGGTGGAACAAACTACCTAACACTTGGCGTTGCAAACTCAACAGCATTTTCTAGTTTTAACTGGGCTGGATGTTGGGCGATCTACCAATCTGATGGCAAGGTCTACAACAACGCTGCTGCTATCACTGGTGTGTTGGCGACATTCACCACCAATGATGTGATTGGCTTTGCGGTCAAGGGCAACAAACTCTACATCGCCAAGAACGGCACATGGCTGAACTCTGGCGACCCCGTGGCTGGCACTGGTTCAGTGGCAAGCAGTTTGTCCAGCGAAGTATTCCCGTACATCGGCAACGGTGGCGGTGCGGCTGGTACGCCATCTGCCTACTTCAACGCAGGCCAACGCCCCTTCGCCTACACCCCACCCACAGGCTTCAAAGCGCTGAACACGCAGAACTTGCCAGCGCCTAGCATCTTGAAGGGGAACCAGTATTTTGATGCGGTGACCTATTCTGGCAATGGTGGAAATCAATCCATAACAACGCAATTTGCACCAGATTTTGCTTGGTTCAAGAGCCGTTCAAATACATACCTACACGCACTTGTTGATAAGCTGCGATCTGGTGTTGATGGGTTGCTAGTACTTTATTCAAACAACACCAATGCAGAAGCTACGGGATTCGGGTCTATTGGGTCTTTTAGTTCATCTGGATTTGATTTTGTATATAACAGCAACTTTGCTAGCACATCGCACAATCGTTCTTCTGATACAGATGTCGCATGGCTATGGAAAGAATCAGCCACCGCTGGCTTTGACATTGTGACATTCACAAACCCGTCAAGCGGGTCGTCATCGTTTGCCCACAACCTTGGCGTCAAGCCTTCAATGATTATTGTGAAGTCTCGCAGTAACACTAGCAACTGGACTACTGCTCACAAATCGCTTGGCACAAACATGGCTGACAAATGGATTAACTTGGAATCCACTGCGGCTGCTCAGACTTCAACAAACATCTGGGGCGGTGAGCCAACAAGCAGCGTGTTCTATTGTGGAACTGGCATCCAAGTGGCAGGCGCAACAATGGTCGCCTACCTATTCGCAGAAGTCGCTGGCTTCAGTCGCTTCGGCAGCTACACAGGCAACGGGTCTACTGATGGGCCGTTTGTGTTCTGTGGGTTTAGGCCGAGGTGGATTCTATTTAAGCGCACAGACTCGACATCAAGCTGGAGTGTCTTTGATACGGCGAGAAACACATTCAATTTGACGAACGCATACTTCCAAGCTAATGCTTCGGATGCTGAGAGTGTTTTTAGCGACATCTACATTGACATCCTGTCAAACGGATTCAAGAACAGAGGAGCTAACAACTCGCTGAATGTCAGCGGCGGTACATACATATTCGCAGCCTTCGCAGAACACCCATTTAAGAATAGCTTGGCCCGATGACCCGAACACGCAAGCCCCGCATCGACCTGATTGGATTTGAGAACGACTATGTCGTTGTCGAATCTGTCGGTGCGCCTAATAAGTGGTTGGGTCGTTGCAAGTCATGCGGTGAGCTGCATGAACAGAGCAGCCGTGAAGTAAAGAACGGTAATTCACCAATGTCTTGCAGCAACTACAAGCCGCCAAACTGGTCTGGCTTAGAAAAGCAAGACAACAAAATTCGCAAGCAGTACGGAATTTCAATGAAGCAATTTACTGATCTGCTTGCTGAACAAGGTGGTGGTTGCGCTATCTGCGGCAAACCAATGGAAGCCATTAGACGGAGGATGAACATTGACCACTGCCACGACACGAATGAAGTGCGAGGCATCCTTTGCTCTGGTTGCAATACAGGTCTAGGCCATCTTGGTGACAATGTGGCTGGTCTGCAAAGAGCAATCGCCTACCTTCAAAATCCACCATTCAAAAACGCACTCGCAAGATAAGGACACACGACCATGTTCATGCTCAACAACAAACCATTGGCACTAGATACTGCCTTCACTCACAACGAAATTCAGTACCCAAGCAACTGGCTTCGTCTTGCCTCACCACAGGAACGAGCAGCCATTGGCATCACAGAGGTTGATGACCCTGCTTCGTACGATGATCGTTTCTTTTGGGGCGTTGACAATCCAAAACTGTTGAATGACCGTGAAGAATCTGACGAGGATGGCAATCCTTTGTTTGTCAAGGTCTTGGGCGAGGTCAACGGCAAACCTGCAATGGTGGACTCAGATAAGCGTTTGGTAACCAAAGGTTTGAAATCTCAGTGGATTGCACAGATCAAAGACACAGCGCACAAACTTATGCAGCCTACCGACTGGACTGTATGGCGCAAGGCCGAGCGCAACATCGCAATCCCTGCTGATGTTGTGACTTTCCGCGCCGCTGTGGTGCTTGAGTGCGCACGTCTTGAGGACGCCATTGAAGCGTGCGAAGATGTGCCAGAATTGATCTCTGTTGTGACAGCTCAAAATTGGCCAAAGGGTGACTGATGGACACGCAAATCATTTTCAACATTGCAATCGCCTGCGCTGGTGGTTTGGCTTTGTGGGTGCTAAACGAAATGACTCGCAAGATTCAGCGCCTTGAGGACAAACTGGAAAACCTGCCGCATGATTATGTCCAGAAGGATGACTATCGAGGCGACATCAAAGAGATCAAGGACATCCTGCGCCAGATATTCGACAAACTAGACAACAAGCAGGACAAGGCCAGCTAATGTGGTTGCAACGGTTGCTCTACATATCAATGGCGATGGCCGGTATCGCCCTACTGTGGTTGAACAACTGATGTGGGCCCAGAGATCATGCTCGCCCTGCAAGCCATGCGTGGCGCATGGGCTGGCATTCAATATTGCTGCGATGCCTTACGCGAGGGCACCGTTGAAGTCCAAAAGATCAAGAAAACTGTCGAGCAAGGCGTCGGTGATGCTAAGAAGCTCTACACCGAAGTCACCGGATTATGGGGATGGTTCAAATCCCTCATCGGACAAGCCCCAAAGCCAAAAGCCAGTGCCGCGCAGCCAGTTGCCGAGCCTGTGGCGAAAAAGAAGGCCGGTGCCAAAAAAGACGAATACACAACTCACATTCCAACACAAGACGAGGTGGTTCAGCAATTCATTGGGCACCTTGGGGATTGGTTCGACAATTACAGCACACTGAAGGCATACGCCGAAAAGCGATATGTCGAGGTTTTCGGAAAGGATGAAATCGACCAAAAAGAAGTGCTCGAGCTCACGCAATTGCAGGCAGAACTCGACAGCGCCTATCCAACCCTGAGCGACTTGATGACCGGTGCGCCTTGGCAACTTGGCCCCATTTGGTCACAATTCAGGGAAATGCAGGACAAGGTGAAGGCAGGTCAAGCGGCGCGACAAATGAAGCAGCGGCGCGAGAAGGCCAAGCGTGAGGCGCAAGAGGCGCAAGACCGCAGTGATCGAATTGATCGCAACCTGACATGGTTTTGGGCGCTTGTTTTGGTGGGTTACTTCTGGGTGTTGATGAGTGCTGTATGGCTAAACACGAAGACAATGCAGTGATCTTTTTGCTGTGCGTGGTCATCGGCATTTTGTTTGTGGTGCTGGCGTTCTTTTTGATGCGCCTGCTAACGGTGGATGCCCAGCTCGTGCGAAACAAGCGCGAGGTGGACAAAGCAATCGTGCTTCTGCGGGAGGAGCGCGAGAAATTTAAAGCGGCAAAAGATGCCGAGAAAGGTGCGGAATGAAAGAGTTGTTGCGCGAGATTATTCTCGCAAGAATAAATCGACCAAAACCAACCGTTGAAGAAGTTGAAGTCGAGGTTTGGGCTTTTGTTGTAAAAACAATTTGCGCTATGGTGTTTTTGATCGCCATGGGTGTCATGTACGCAATCGCGTTTGAACCACAAGAAGCAACGCTATCGCCAATCGACGCGATCTTTTTAGAAATTCTAAAAGCCATCGCGTTTATGGGCGTCGGAACTCTTGGCGGCATTTCTGGTCGCAAAGCCACAAACGCCATTGCTCAAATGATAGTTGGGAAACCTGACGATGGACAGCCTTCTTAATATCCTGAAGGGCGCGGCCCCTGCCCTTGCAACTGCGGTGGCGGGGCCGATGGGCGGCATGGCTGTGAAGGCCATTGCCGACAAACTCGGCGTGCCCGCTTCTGTGAGCGAGGTCACCGCCGCGCTGGAAGCTAATCCTGATCTGGCGCTAAAACTCAAAGAGATCGACCTCAAAGAGTTGGAACTGCACAACGCCAACACCGACAGCGCGCGCAAGATGAACGCCGAGATTCAAAACTCGGCCAGTGCATCGTGGCTGGCCAAGAACACGGCCTATGCGCTGGACATCGGCATCGTGTCGGCAACTGTGTTTCTTGCTTGGTTCGCCTTCATCAAGGGCGTGCCAGAGCAAAACAAAGAGTTGGTCTACATGGCGCTGGGTTCGCTCATCACAATGAGTGGCACCATTTTGAATTTTCATCGAGGTTCAAGCCAAGGCTCAAAAGATAAGGCATCTGAAATTGAAAAACTGAAAGGCAAATAATGACACACCTGACACCAAACTTCACACTTGAAGAACTGACACACACAGATCACCGCGAGTTGGACAACACACCAACAAGCGAAGAAAAGTGCATCATCGACGGCAAAGAAGTGCTTGTCGATGCGGCTGCGAATCTGCCTCGCTTGGCTGACTTTTTGGAGCAACTCAAAGTCATCTTGGGTGGCAAGCCCATCATGGTGAACAGCGCATTTCGCTCTGAGGCCGTGAACACGGCAGTTGGCTCAAAGAACACCAGCGATCACCGCCGTGGTTGCGCTGCGGACATTCGTGTGCCAGGCATGACGCCAGACCAAGTGGTGCGCGCCATCATCGCAAGCAATTTGCCATATCAGCAAGTGATTCGCGAGTTTGACCGCTGGACGCACGTTTCGATCACAACAAAAGAGAGCGACATTCCAAAGAAGTCAAAGCTCATCATCGACAAGCAGGGCACACGCGCTTTTGTCTAATCTTTTTTGCTAAGAAAAAGCCAGCCAAATAAGGCGACCACTACGCCTGCTGACAGGAACATGATTCCGAGCAACGTCAGCAGGCTTTTTATTTCTTCGTTCATGTGTTTCGCTCCATCAAAGTGCGGATGATTTCCTTGGTGTATTCCATCCTGTTTGGCGATGGAACCATGTTGTAGTCGCGCAAAATCTCAACGATCTCGGTTTCAGAAATGCCGCGCCAGTTTTTATTTTTTGTTTGCGGCGTTGGCTCTTTGGTTTTTTCTGTCATTCTTGCAAATTCTTCAAATAAACGGAAGTGCTTGTGGATGTGTCTCCAAACGGCATACGCTCAAAATCCTGCGATGCTTTTGTAAGCGCAGCATTCCAGCCAGCAAGAAACACAAGCCAAGCGGCGTCTGAATCTCTTAGGCCAAGATCACCAAATGCTTGCTCGAATTGTTGGCGGGCGGGGGTCATGTGTTCTTCTCCACATCAGATTTGGTTGTTTGGCGGATTGCTATTGCTTCGCGTTTCCAAACAGCCCAAGCGTCGCGCAGACGGATGCGCCACCAAGTTGGTTGTTCTGGCAATGCTGGCTCCCAATGCTTTCCATCTGGTGATGATTGGCATCTGCTTTCCATAAGTTCCTTTACGGTCATCATGTGTTCTTCTCCTTGAGGATTTGCTCTGCCTTACGCAGTACCAAATCCCATGCTGGTTCATCAATACAAATTGCCATCTCGTCTACTGTCAGCCCAACCCATTCACGCTTTGGTTGTGGGTGGGTGTAGAGCGCCTCAATGCGTCTTGCCAACTCTCTGCGGCTTCGTTTGCCACCACCCTCATCCCAATGAATGATGGTTTCGTAGACAGTCTCCAGCGCCACAGGCTCTTGCTTCTTTGCCTCTGCGATGGAGCGCATTTTGGCAATCACGGCAAACGGGTCTTCTCCCCACTTAACTCCTAATGCAGTGTACAAGTCCATCATGTGCGCTGCTTTGGCTGCATCACTTCCTTGGTAGTTGTCCTCTGCCTCTGCGATGGCTTGGCGTAGTGATGTAATGGTTTCCTCTGTCATTGCCACGCAGTCGGATGCCAAATTTTCTTGGCCCTTAAACGGCTTTACATTTCTCAAGAAAACCAAATTGATTTCCAACGCCTCAAGCGCCTGTTTAATTGCTTCAATGCTCATCATCATCACCCATGTAATTTTTAGGCCATCCACCGGTTCCCTTGCATTTCAGGCAAGTCGAGCCGTCCCACATTCCTTCGCTAGACCCGTTGCACGTTGGGCAAATGTAATCGTCATCATCGTCATCGTTCATAACACGCCACCATCAAGCAAATGCGATGCGCTGATCGCGATGGCGAGAAGAATTGCCGCAATCCAGATCAAAATCGTTTGTTTCATAAGTCCATCACCTCAACATCATGGGGTTTTCTTTTGCCGAGGACGATCTCTCGAATTCGTTTCTCGGTGTTGCGATGCACCTGAATCATGGTGCGCTCTGGCAATTGCTCCAAGACGTTTGCATAGTCTTCAAGAACTGCGCGAACGGCCATCATTCCTTGCGCATCAAGGCGTATGACGCCGTTTTTGTAGAACCGCTTGCCTGCGTGCGCGAGCGCGGTCACAGCGTCTTGAATCAAGCCTTGGCTGTCTTCAACGATGCCCATTGTGACCATCATTTCCATAAGGTTCACCGCGTCGCTGCAAACACGCCAATCGTCTGTCGTTGGTGCTGGCGCTGTCTCAATTGAGGCAAGACCGTTCCACATTCGTGTTAGCTGGTGGCGGCGACGCTCTGGCTTCATTGGCTCGTTCGGAGAGGCCATCATCACATCCATCACGGTGTAACGAATTGGGTAGTTATTCTGCTTGCGCTTCATACCGCCTCGCCACTTACCGATGCAACCCAACCGTCCACATCCTTGCGCCGGTAGCGCACAGGGCTCCTTCGCGTGCTGCCGAGCTTGAGATATTTTGGCCCGTACCCTTTGAAGCGCCAGTTCTCAAGCGTTCCGACTGTCACTTTGAGAATTTCAGCCACTTGATCTGGTGTTAAAAGTTCGTTTTGATTCATGGTGTTTGTTGGGGCCGGAGCCCCGTTGTTTAAATTGGCGAATCTTCGTGAGATTCGGGAGCTGCGTCCGTATGCGATGGAGCGCGATGCTCCACGTCGATCACGCCATCGTCGTCAACGCTAGGAGCCTGTTCCGCGACTTTTTGCAGGCGGCTGGCCCGTTTGGGTGTCGCTGGTTTTTCTTGCGCTTCTGGGGCGGTTTCTGCCTCTGCTAGCGGCATGAATAAATCGTCGTCGTCCCTCAAGACGCCTTCAATGTCGGTGCTCAGTGGCAATCGCTTGCTGTGGCGACGAATGACGGTCTTTTTCGCCATTTCTGCGAAGTCGCTGACCCATGGGCCGGACTTACCGCTTCGGCTACGTGCGCGAATTGCATTCACATCCTCGACCGACATGACCTCGCGTGATTTCTCACCGTCCTTCATGGTGACGATTGAATAAACCGCGATCAACTCGCCTCGGTTTGACAAGGCCGGTTTGTGGCTGATGTGCTCCTCGTCGCCAAGGCTGAAATCAAAATTGTCGTTCTTGTAGACCGCTTGCACAGACCAAGTGCTGATCTCGCCGCTGTTGCGCACCAGCTTCATGATGCCCGCGACCATGGGCATCCATTGCGCGTTGTTGCCAAACGTGACGATTGCGCCTTCTCGCCCGTCTGGGAGCAAACCCATCTGCGCGGCGCGTGTGGCCGCTGCAAAAAGGGTGCGACGGTCAGCGTCAAGCAGGGCGGGGTTCATCTGAACGGCTGTGAGCGTGACGCGCACAAATTTCTCTGTGCTGACGTGCGCTGGCAGGGCCGCTTTGAATTGAGGTGCCATCTTTTCGATGGCGTGTCGCACTTCTTGCACGACGATCTGGTTGTTGCTCATGGTTTCTCCTAAAAAAACAGGTGGCCGACCTGCGGCGGTTATTTTGCCTTGCGTTGCGAAATTCTCAACATTCTAAACCCTTTTTTGCCACCGTAGGTCAATCCGACCATTTCTTTTGTGATTAAGGTTGGCGGGGTTTCTGTTTGAATTCCTGCGCTGATGCTCCATCCTTCGAGGATGACTTTCTCGGCGTCGCCTATGGCCTCAAGCAATTTGGCCTTGCATACTTCTTTGTCTTCCTTCCAATTCTTCTCCTGATCTGCGGCGTGCTTGTAGTCGGCCACAAGGCGGGCGATTTCCTCGTCGTTTGTGGCGTCGAGCACCTTGCCTGGCTGTGCATATTGATTCAACCGGATGAGCACTTCGGCGTCTGCGGGCATCACCGGCGTGGGTTCTTGACCCGCCTCAATGGACGCCCAAAACTCGGCCACCTTCGCGCGGATTGCGGCGATCACCGCCTCGTCGCGCTCACGCTCGATCACAACGCCACGGTTGCCTGCGATGAATGCGCCGATGAACGACCGCTTGAATCCGCTGACCGCCATCTGGTGTTGGACTTGCATTTCGATGTGCTCTGGCGCTTCGATGCTGCCATCGTCGTGCTCAATCCAACCATCGCGAAACGCCAAATAATCAACGTTCTTGATCTCCAAGTGCGCGGGCCCGTCTGGGTGGTTGGTGATGACGAAATCGAATGAGCTACCAAGCCGCGCGTCTGGGTCGCGGTAGTATTCCTTCATCGGCTTGATCTGCCAGCCGTTTTCCTCGGCGATGCCATGGGCGATGGCCGATTCGAGGCGGTTGCCCCACTTCATGCGCTCATTGGCTTTGAACTCAGGCACTTCGCCAGATTTCTTGCGGTGCCACAGATCGAAATGCGTGACATACGGGCTCATGCCAAACAGCGCGGCAGATTCGGTGCTGGTGACGTCCTTCGTGCGCATATCAAGCCAGTGCGCTTCGTTGTCTGGCTGGATGATTTGGACTGTGCGAATTGTTTGTGGTGTCATAGGTCTAAAAGGATGTGGTCAATTGCCATGGCGATCAGGAGGATGGTTAGGGTCATTGGTGAGATCGTGAAGTATTTGTTTTTTCTGGGAAAAAAATTTGCCAACATTTTTTGCAAACGATGAAATCGCGCATTGCTGCTCGCCAACCGCAGTGCTCGCATTTCATGCTTCACCTCTTGCTCGGATTGCGGCGGCGTATGGACATTTGTATTTCCATCCCCATCGAATATCGCCATATTCAACTGGCTCCGTTTTTGGCGAAATGTCCTCACACACCTTTGCACACGCCTCACGCTCAATCTTGATTGCTTGATGTATGTCAGTCATGTGTTGTTCTGTCAGGACTTCTTCGACTTTAGCTGCTACCAGTTTGGCAAAGGCTTGAACCTCAATCGTTACGCACTCAACAAGCTCATTACCCACAAAACGCGAGCCGGTTGAAATCCCAGCCTTTTTAGCCATCTCAACGATTTCTTGTTTCATGCTTGACCCCTTGCTCGGATTGCGGCTTCAAGATCAACGGGCCCACCATAAAAGGCAACCAAATCAATAATTGATTCTTGCTCTTTAGTCGCCACCAGTTTGGCTAAATCAATTGCTGCTTGTTGAAAATTGCACGCCCCACCTGCGGTGTTTTTATGGACTAAAGTGACCCATATTTCAATAATTTCATCTTGTGTCATTTCTCAATGCCCTCCAACCGATCAGCCACCAAAGTCGCATAACCTGCGATGTCGCGCCAGCTGTCTGAATAGTCTGGGTCGCCGTTGAGGATGCGGGCGATTTTGTGGCAGATCATTTCCAATGCTTCCATCTGGTCTGGGTCTGGGTCAATCTTGCTAACTTGGTCAATGTGGCGATACATCGCGCGTTTCAATTCTTGCGAGATGCGTGCGTGGTCTTTAAACTTCCCATATCGAGCGCCGCGTTCTTCTAGGATTTTGTTGATTTCGGTCATGCCTGCTCCCTCGCTTTCAGCATTGCGTCTGCTATTGCATACGAATCAGCCGCCATCAATCCAACATCTGAAGGCCGAATACCCTGAACCAATACATGAACAATTCCCTGCATCGCCTTGGCCGCGAAGTAATCGCGCAGGGTCATGCCTGTTGAATAGCTGTGCTCTGGAAAAACTGGAAACGCTGGCCCACCTGTTTCTTTATTCATGCTGTTCCCCTGTTGCTTTGGCGATGGCGGCGCGGGCGGCGATCATCGGCTGTGCGTGCTCGATCATGCCCTCGTCGTCTTGATCTGCGAGCGACTTTACGATGGCTTGCAGCGCCTGCAACAAATCAGGCGCGGCGGCGATTAGGTCAAGCGATGTCGGTGTTTCACCATGCAGGGCTGCTATTGCGATGCCGTACTGGTCGGCGGTGCAGCGCCCTTCTGTTGAGCTTTCATAGCCGCTGTCTGCGCTGATGCTCAAGGTGTAGCTGGCCCACGGCCCTGGTGTGTGCTTCGCGCTCATGCCGACCACCAAGCAGTCAAAGCCAAGGCCAGCAAAGTGCCAATCACCACGGCGGTCAAATAGTCCTTGCCAGTGTTGCGATATTCTGGCGCTGGCTCGGGTTTGTAGTTCTCACGAAATTGGTGATGCAACATGGTGTTCCCCTTAAATTTGAATTTCGGTTAAGTTTGTGGGTTTTGCAATGCGGTCAAAGCGCTCTAAATCTTCGGGCCATTGCATTGCACGCTCAAGCGCTTCGCGCTCGTCTGGTGTTAATTCGATCACTCGACGGTCTGGGGTTTTGGTTTCTTCATCCATGGTTTTCTCTCCTGTTAGTGGGCCGAAGCCCGTTGGTTTAAGCGTATGTTGACAAAGTTCTGTTGGCTTTTTCTAAAGCCTCAGTCCAATTGGCGACCCATTTGAAGGACAGGGTTTGAATTTCATTTGCTGTGAATTGACCTGTATAACCACGAGCAAAAGTAAAGGTGCGCTCTTTGTTGTCGCGGGTAACTTTCATCCACTGATTAGCTGTGCGAATTGTTTTCTCTGTGAATCTTGTCATTTCATTCTCTCCTTGTGTTGCGTTGCAATTTACGCAACTATACACCACCAATGTGCTAGAGTGCAAATAAATTTGCTTGCGTTGCTTATTTACCACATCTAGCCCGTTGCGTTTTTTGCTATACTTTACGCATGAATACAGAAAACGCAACACCCACAACCCCTGCCGACAAGTGCATCCAAGCCTTCGGCGGCGTGCGAAACCTTGCCAAATTGCTTGGCCGCAACGCATCATCAATCAGCCGCTGGCGCAAATCCAAAGAGGAAGGCGGCACCGGTGGCTGCGTCCCATCGGCCTTGCAAAATCGGGTTTTAACACTCGCCAAGGCTCATAATGTGAGCCTGACTGCCGAGGATTTGATTTGCGTGGTGGGTGAATGAATGAGCTGGCTCTTTTCGCAGGCGCTGGTGGAGGAATACTTGGAGGCAAACTCCTCGGGTGGCGAACGGTCTGCGCCGTTGAATGGGAACCCTATCCAGCAAGCGTATTGTGCGCCCGACAAAATGACGGCGTTCTTGAAACTTTCCCGATTTGAGATGACATACAAACCTTTGACGGAAGACCGTGGGCAGGAATTGTTGACGTGGTTTCTGGCGGGTTTCCATGCCAAGACATTTCAGCCGCAGGAAAAGGCGCAGGAATTGACGGAGAGCGGTCAGGAATGTGGCGAGAAATGGCGCGCATCATTTACGAAGTACGACCCAGATTCGTCTTCGTGGAGAACTCACCAATGCTCACTTCTAGGGGACTTGGAGCTGTTCTCGGAGACTTGGCCTCAATGGGGTTTGATGCGCGATGGGGAGTGTTGGGAGCAGCGGATATTGGAGCAAACCATCAGAGGGACAGAATCTGGATTGTCGCCAAATGGCGTGGACAGCTTCCACACACCCAACACGACAGGTTTAGACGGTGGGAGCAACAGCAGGAAAGCATTGAAAAAGCGTTTACTACCAACACCAGATGCCAGCCAAAGAGGCCCAACGAAGGATTTCGACCCACAGGCGAAATCGCAATCAGGCAGAACACTTCAGTCATATGCGGCGAAATGGCCTACACCGAGAACCAAAGGGATGTGTGGCGGCAGTGGCTCATGGGATTTACTCAACAAGAACACGAGCAAAGAGGAAGCCAGACTCATGGGGGCAGGCAATGGTGGCAAGCTGAACCCAACGTGGGTCGAGTGGCTGATGGGGTGGCCGCTCGGGTGGACAGACTTAAAGCCATTGGAAACGGGCAAGTCCCACTCTGTGCCGCAACAGCATGGCGAATTCTGAGCGCAGAATGACAATCACCCTTCGCCCCTACCAAAACACGCTAATCGAGCGCACGCGGGCAAATTTCATTGCGGGCAAGCGAGCGCAACTTCTTGTGCTCCCCACCGGTGGTGGCAAGACCGTTTGCTTTTCCTACATGGCAAGCAAAGCTGTCGAGAAAAACCTCACCGTGTGGATTCTTGCGCACCGCGTCGAATTGCTTGAGCAAATCTCTCGCACACTGAGCGTTTTCAACGTGGCTCACGGCATGGTCGCGCCTGGCTATATGTCCGACAGAAGCCAAAAGGTGCAGGTCGCTTCGGTGTTCACCATGGTGCGACGAATGGAACGCTATAACCCGCCCGATCTAATCATCGTTGACGAGGCACACCACGCGATTAGCGACAGCACATGGGGCAAGGTCATCAAGGAATTTCCAAAGGCAAAACTGCTCGGCGTCACCGCCACACCGATTCGACTTTCAGGCGAGGGCTTGGGCGATTTGTTTGAGTGCATGGTGCAAGGCCCAACAATGCGAGAGCTGATTGAGCTTGGTGCCTTGAGCCCTTACCGGCTTTTTGCCCCTGCTGGCGTTGATCTCTCGGGTGTGCACACCCGCATGGGCGACTTCGTGAAATCGGAACTTGAGGCCGCAATCGACAAACCATCAATCACTGGCGATGCTGTTTCGCACTACCTAAAGCTGGCAAGCGGCAAACGCGCGGTGGCCTTTTGCGTTTCTGTTGCGCACGCCAACCATGTGGCCGAGCAATTTAGGGCGGCTGGCATAACGGCTCAGGCCATCGACGGCTCAATGGAGCGCGGGCTTCGTCAATCGCTTCTCAAAGAATTTGCCGAGGGTCGCATCCAAATCATCACGTCATGCGATTTGATTTCCGAAGGTTTCGATGTGCCCTCGATTGAGGCCGCAATCCTGCTACGGCCAACTCAGTCGCTTGGTCTCTATTTGCAACAGGTCGGGCGGGCGTTGCGCATCTTTGATGGCAAGTCCGAGGCCATCATCCTTGACCACGCGGGCAATGTAAAGCGCCATGGCCTGCCAGATGAGGAGCACTTGTGGTCGCTCACTGGCGCGACAAAGAAAAAATCAGAAAAGAAATCCGAAGTGCCGGTCAAGACCTGCGGCGCTTGTTTCGCCACCGTCGCGGCCATTGCGACCCATTGCTCATGCGGTTATGAATTTCCAATTGTCAAGCGCGAGGTGAACCATGTTGATGGGGAGCTCAAAGAAATCGACTTGAAGGCCGCAGCAAAGGCCAAACGCATGGAACAAGGCCGCGCACAAACAGAGGCAGATTTGATCGCCATCGGTACGGCCAGAGGCATGAAGCGACCTGCTTTGTGGGCTCGTCATGTCCTGCGTGCGCGCCATGCAAAAGAGGCTCGCCGTGTCTGAGTGCCTTGGCTGCCAACAATGCGAAACAGGGCCGATGGTGACGCTCTCGGACGGGCGCAGTGTTTGCAATTTCTGCGAGGACTATCGCGAGGAGTGCGAGGCCCGCCATGTGATCTCGTTGCCAAGCAAATTCGAGCGTCGCGATTACATCGACGGCGTTGCAAAAAAACGTGGTCAGGCGTCTGGGCTTCGTCTGGCCGAGGTGGTCAAGAAATTGTGGGCGGTTCGATGACTGAAAAAAAACTGTCCGAATCTGACCTGATGCGCTCCATCATGCTGGCGCTGTCGCAAGAGGGGCACATGGTGTTTCGCGGCAACGTCGGCCTGTTTTTCACAAAAGACGGTCGCCTTGTGAAGTCCGGCCTGCCCGTTGGGTTTTCAGATTTGTTTGGATTTACCAACAAAGTGAGGCCATTTTTTCTTGAAGTCAAAACGGAAACAGGCCGCGTTTCACCCGCGCAAAAAGCCTTTTTAATTGCAATGCACCAGCGCGGCGCAATCGCGGCAATTGTGCGTTCGGTCGATGATGCTGTGTTTCTGTTGCAAAAATCGCAATAAAACATGGTATATTTCTATCGGGGCTTGGCCTGACTAGCTATCAGGTGACGAGGCATGACCCTGGCGAGTGCTGCCCCAACTTTTCGCCAGTTTTGAGAGCCAGGTATGAATGCACAACAAGAATTTAGAGATGCCATTGCAGCAGCGGGTCTGACGCCCCCTGACGAGATCATTGGCGATGGAAAAATCCAGCGGTTTAGCTCAAACGGCAACCCGCGCGACAAGGCTGGTTGGTACGTTTTCCACGATGACGAGCGACCCGCTGGCCGCTTCGGATGCAACAGGTCGCAGATCGACGCCACATGGTCATCGAAAAACAAACGCGAATTCACGCCCGAAGAAAAACAAGCGTGGCGCAAGAAAATGGACGATGCCAAAGCACAGCGTGAGGCCGAGGCAGCACGCGAGCGCGCCGAGTGCGCAACCATATCAGCCCAAATGTGGGAGCAGGCACAAGAAATGTCTCACCCTTACTGCGTGCGCAAGCAGGTGGGCACCGAAGGCACACGCGTTTTGAACGGTGAGTTGTTGATTCCTCTGCGTCATGGGCCTGGGGCTATCGTCGGCCTTCAACGAATCGGCGAGGATGGTGAAAAGAAATTTCTGAAAGGCACTCCCATCACCGGTGCATACACGGTGCTCGGCAAACCAACCAAGCTCGGGCCGGTGGTGATCTGCGAGGGATGGGCTACCGGAATGTCCATCCGAGCCGCGACAGGTTATTGTGTCGTGGTGGCCTTCAACGCGGGCAACATCAAGCCGGTCGCCAAGAAGATTCGCGCGGCACTGCCAGAGGCCGAGATCATTATTGCGGCGGACGACGACGCCTTTACGGTACGACCGGCAAGCCACCCGCAAGCAGGCGAGCCATGGAACCCTGGCGTCTTGGCGGCGGTCGAAGCGGCCACCGAAATTCGCGCAAAGATCGCGACACCTCGATGGGAAGACGAGCGCGGCAAGGGAACCGATTTCAACGACCTGCATATCAGCGAAGGCTTGGAATCAGTAAAAACGCGCATCAACAGTGCAATTTTTGTTGCATCCGCAGATAATTCGCCCATGGTCAATGCGGCGAGTGACCTGCCCTCGGCTGGTGCAGCAGCGGTCGAGCAAGCGAAAAACCCCGTAAGCAGTGGTGTCGGCTCCTCTCTACCGGCAGCCACTGCACCTCTACCTGCGCCAGCATCGCAAATGGTGGATTACTACGGCTGGCTGCCAAACACAAACGACAAAGGCAAGCCGCTGGCAACGATTGAAAATCTGAACGAGGTGATGCGCAGGCTCAACGTCATCGTGCGATACAACGTCATCAGCAAAGAGGAGGAGATTCTCATCCCGACCGTTGGCTTTAGCATGGACAACCGGCAAAACGCCAGCCTGTCGTGGCTGATCTCTGAGTGCGCAAAGTTCAAGATGCCCGTAGACCGCGTGCCAGACTTCGTGACCTATTTGGCCGATCAAAATCAATACAACCCTGTCGCGCAGTGGATTACTAGCAGCCCATGGGACGGCCAAGACCACTTGAGCCAACTCATCGCAACCGTGAAGGCCAAGAACGAGGCCAAAGACCCGCGCGTGACGGCCATGAAGACCGCTTTCATGACCCGATGGATGATCTCAGCAGTCGCGGCGGCATTCCGGCCAAACGGCGTTTCAGCCCACGGCGTGTTGGTGTTTCAGGGCGCGCAATACATCGGCAAGACCAAATGGTTTAAAACGCTTGTACCGGACACCCTTGGCGTGCTCAAGGACGGGATGCTTTTGCGGCCAGATGACCGCGACAGCGTGATGAAGTGCGTTTCAAACTGGTTGGTCGAATTGGGCGAGATCGACGCCACGTTCCGCAAATCGGATGTGGCCGCGTTGAAATCATTCTTGACAAGCGACCGCGATGTCTTGCGCCGAGCTTACGCCCGAAAAGAATCAGCTTATGCCCGCCGCACTGTATTTTTTGCCAGCGTAAACCAAAAAAACTACCTGCACGACGAGACAGGAAACCGCCGGTATTGGACGATTGAATGCGAATCGCTAGACCACGATCATGGCGTTGATATGCAGCAGTGTTGGGCGCAAATTTACGAGCAACTCTACCTGCCTGGCGAATCTTGGTTCTTGACACCAGACGAATTGGACGCCCTAAACACCCACAATGAGGAGTTCACAGTTATTGACCCGATTGAGGACTTAATTACCAATTCGCTTGATTGGTCTGCGTCATCGGTCGAGTGGGTTTGGCGTACACCTACCGAGGCACTTATGTCGATTGGCAAGCAAAATCCGACCAAGGCCGACTCAACCAAGGCAGGGATGATTATTCGCAAATTGAACGGTGGACTGACAAAGAGGGGTAAAAACACCCGTTTGTTGCATATTCCACCTGCAAAGGTGTACGGTGTACGGTAAGGTGTACATAAAAAATGTCTTTGATTTATATACCCTTTTTATATACCGTACACCTATGTACACCTTATATGATAGAAATAGAGAAATATAGGGAGAGCATAGGAAATGGGTAAGCGCGATCACCCGCGCGAGAAACGCGTAGCCTATATGGAAATTGGTGTACGGGGTTGCCGGTGGTGTACGGTAACACGCGTTGCAATAATTGCAATACAATGATTCTGAAAAGTAATACTTTTTCAAAGGAGCAGTGATGGTCGAAATCCGAATAAACACCGATGAGATTGCCAAGCAATTGCGCTGGTATCAACGCGAGCAACTTCCGTTTGCCACCTCGCTGGCGCTCAACGCGGTTGCCAACGATGTCGCAGCAGATGTCACCGCATCCATGGACACCGAGCTTGACAGACCAACGCCATTCACCAAGATGGCATTTATGACCAAGACCGGAAAGTTTAAAGGCAAGCGATCAAGCAAGCGCGACCTCAAGGTGTCGATCATTGCCGACAAGGTGCAAGCCGAATACCTGCTGTTTCAAGTCGAAGGTGGCGTGCGCAAACCAAAGAAGCAAGCCATCCTTGTGCCCACACTCAAGGCACCCAAAGACAAATACGGCAACATTTCACGCGCCACCCGCCGCAGGTACGCACAGCCAACAGGCACCCTATTCCACGCCGGTGAACGCGAGAACAAACAGCCTGGCGTCTACAAACGCACCCGCCGATCAGCCGCTGAAATGCTGGCGGCATACGAGCTGCAAACAGAATACAAGCCACGCCTCAAGATTTATGAAACCGCAGCTAAGTCAGTGAACGCTAACTTCAATAGACGAATGATCGAGGCGTTGAGGCGAGCACTGAACACCATGAAGGCGTAATGCGATGAGTTATCCACATAGTTATCCACAGCGAAAAAGGCAAATAGACCCCATCTTAGGTTCTCCTGTGGACAACTCGCGGCGGGTAATTCGCGAC